ATAAGTAAATCGATATCGCTGTCTATACAGATATCACCTACATTCATATCAATAAGTTCTAAGCCATTTTTAATACGGCTATATTCTTTTATGAATTGATGATATTTTTCTAAGCGCTCATCGGTTAAACTCTTTGCGTTTAAAACTGCATTCATCGTTTCCAACATAATCGAGAAATCAAATTCTTTCGATACCCCGAGATTTCTAAGCATGGCATTTGCAATAGCTAATGTGTGGCATACGCTTAGGATATTTATAGATAGCTCTAATCTCCTGAGATCTTCTTTTTTAAAATCTCGTGTATCTAAAACCATGTAATGATGACTTCTTTGTTTCATGGATTCTAATTCATTTAACCATTCATCTGGATCTTTTAATAATTCTCTCATGATATACTATTTAATTAAAGTTTTATTTAATAATTTGATACTAAATTACTACAAACTTTAATAACAACCTAATTTAAATTAAAGTTTATATTAATTTAAACACTAATAATATATTTAAACTTTAATTTTATATCTTTACCGAAATAAATAATACAAACCTAATGGAGCATTTAAGAGTACGTGAATTATTGAAAGAAAAGAATATGACCGGTAAACAACTCGCCGAAGAGGTCGGTGTTTCCGCTGTCGCTATGTCTAATATTGTTAGTGGTAATTCATTCCCTAGGCCAGAAGTATTGCGAAAAATAGCTAAAGCTTTGGATGTCGAGTTAAGGGATTTATTTACAGCTGAAGGCGAAGCCCAGGCACTTTATATCAAAAAGGGCGAAACCTATATTAAGGTAGGTGAATTGAATCCAAATAGCTTAAAATAAAATAAATAATATGAGCAGACGTGATGAAAACTATTGTACTTGGAAAGGTAAAGATATTAGAGATCTTGATAATTTTAGATTATTTGAAAAAGAAAAGCAGGCACAATTAGATAAGAAAAAGGATTCTTTAAGCTTTTCATTTTTTGAGGAAATTAGAAACGAAGAATTAGGCCAGTACGATATAATTCGCAAGCTAAGGGATATAACTAATAATTATGACAAAGAATTGTTATTAGCTCTAAAGAAAGATGTTACCCTTTATTTATCCCTTTACAAGGAAAAAGAGGAATACAGCTATTCAAACGAAACCATTGAAATGGCTGTTAGGAATAGGGAACAAGAAGGCTTGGAAATACCTTATAAAAAACCACTCAAAGGAAAGCTTAAAGATTTGAATTCCAGATTAAATCAGGAAAAAAATATTGACTTAGAAAAATTACTTTTTCCTCATGAATTTACTTCTATTTATAAAATTCAGAAAATGATTGAGGATAAGATACAGGAAGAAAACACATCTTATGAAGCCGAGAACAAGATATTTAACTCGAAATATAATTGGAATATAAAATCTATTGAAGTAGCAGAGTTATGTAAGGCTTTATGGGAAACCAAACGGCTTATTCCAAAAGGGATGACCCAAACTGAATTATATAAAGAAATTGCAGCATTTTTTAATACAGAAGTTAATTATGTTAACAGCACCAATCAAAATTTGGCTAAAAAGGACGAAAATCCGTTGCTAAACGAAATGAGTAATAACCTAACTAGATGGAGGAAGATGATTCAGGAGAAAAACCCTGACAAATAAATCTCACTATGTTAAAAAAAGTTAAATTTTAAATGTACTATACTATGTACTATACATTTTAAGGTCATTTACAGCCTTACCATTGCACTGTTAACCAATAATTGACAGTATAATGGAAGATGTAACACAACTTCAAGTACAAGGCATCACGGCCGAAAAATTCTTTGAAAGCATTCAAAGTTTAAGAGAGGAAATTCTTGAACTAAAGACTGCGATAGCCCCTAAAAAGAAAGAGGAATATCTAACTAAACTAGATGTTGCTAAACTTATCAAAGTCCATCCTAATACAATCGACAACTACGTTGAAAAGGGGTATTTAAAAACATATAAAATCTACGGAAAGCGATTATTATACAAGCGTTCCGAAGTAGAAGCTAGTTTAAAGCCAATAGATTAACTGATTATAAATTATTTCGAATTATTAATTGGAAATAAAATTCAGTTAAATGAGCGAGCCAACTAAATACTTCAATTTCCCTATCTCTTTATTACAAGGCTTTCTTGATAATAAAAACAAGTGTCTTCTAAACATCCTTGACTATGCAATTTATACTCACGCCAATAATAATGTGGAAGAGGAAGAATTTTTAGAAGCGGAAATACTAGAGAGCCTTGAATACTTTAGTGTTAATACAGGATCTATTGACAGTCTCATAGCAAACGGAGAAAATCTTTACTACAGCAATACCAGCTGTAAAGTAATAACCGGGATAAACACGAGTATTTTTTGGGATTATAAGACGAACCATAAATCCAAATTTGAAGATGTTGTTCTGCTGGCGTACTTGAGTTTAAGAAGTATCGTACAAAAAAAGGCTTATTGCAAGGTAACCAACTTATTTCTCCTTTCGCGGATGGATGGACATTCCTCATCAGTGACTGAGGGTCAGCAGTTATCAGACAAAATCAAAGTGTTCAACAATGAGTACCAAATCAAGAAGATAAAAGCTGAACTCTCGGATAACTGGGGGCTTGTACATTACGGAAGATATACCAGGGGATTTTATGTAAGCTTTACGATGGAACTAGAAGATTTAATTTATCAAGTTGAAAAAAAAAGGAAATCAAGGAAATTGAAACAGCAGAAAAATGAACGAAAAAACGCTCTTGAAAATGCCTTAAAAAGACTAGAGCAAGATGATGAGGCTACCAAATAGCTATCAAAAAAAGATCAAGTGAAGAACATAACACGACCTATAATAAAGAGTTTTTCAAAAACCTTTCTAATAGTTTCTAACATTATTTCAACCACTTTCAACTTTTACACGACCTATAAAAAGATATTATAAGAAGATACTTAATAAATCTACTGTATAAAGGAATTTAAAAAAAATATTTAAAGAGGGCTTCTCGCTTTTTTTTTAAACACTTGAAATTAAAAATTACGATAAGCATCATATCGGGAATCAAAAAGAAAAATTTCCGCAAAAAAGAAAAAGTAAAATCAATCAAAAACCGATTAGTTATGACAACAAAAATTAAACAAAGAACATTAATCCATGAAGACATGGATAAGCTAAATGCTATGCTTAGGGATTTTAGTGAAATGAAACCAATCCTGAATAAGCTGGAAACTAGTTTCTATGATCTGGAACTTGGAGACCTAAACAATGATATTTTCCAAGAGATCCTTAGTAAAGGAACCGCTAGAATTAAAAGAGAATATCTGGCGAAAGAGGAAGACCAAATTAAAAAGGCAGGCATTACTTCCTCCCTAGTTCAAAAGAATATGATGAACGGAGCCGATGAAGTATTTGAAAAATTCAATACCCAGGTCAAGAAATTAAAATCATTCAGTGCTACAAGATACGGAATGGATAACACTCCTCGCCTACCTAAAAGTTACATTACAAGTTTTGAAAAAGGAGGATTTGCGGTTTTAAAAGCCCAGCGTGAGGAAATTCTTGAAGAGTACTGCAAGACTTACCTAGAAGGTCCAGAGGAACACGAACTATATCAAGAAATACAGGAGTTCTTAATGGCTGCTAAAAAGATCAAAAACCATCTTAAGAAGATAGGTTATAAATACGATGGAAATATTCAAAGCATTTTAAATCATTTTACCACTTTCAAGGATGGAGAAGTTGAAATAAAGCCAAGTTCTATCCGATGGGCAGTAACTGGGCAGAAAGAACAAATTGCAGCCCGTAATAGAGACAGAGAACATTGGAAGAAAGTAAATGATGAGTTAAGACCTCCTCATTCTTCTCAACTATAAAACCCCACAGCAATGAGCGTACTAGAAATAGATTATACGAAGAAAAGTGAAGTAGAAAACTTCATTAGCAGCAATTACAATAAAGAAAAAAGCCAATATTATGCTGAATATAACGGTGACCGTAAAATCCGAAAATTACAAATCGGTTACCGTCCTAATATCATCCAAGGCAAACGAGTAATTGAAGCCGAAAGGATCACTCTTAACTTTCAAAAAAAGATTGTGCAAACAGCTGCTTCTTTTCTTTTTGGTGAGCACCCAGATATTAGTATCGCTGGGGAAGGCTCCGAAAAAGAAAAGAAAGTCTTGGAAGCGTATAAGGCTAACCGGATCAATAATAAGCTATACGACTTCGCCGAGGAGGTGATGAGCACCACTATGGGAGTATTCATTTTTACAAAAAATGGAAAGGATGTGAGCTGTCGACTTTATGGCCATGAGAACGGTACTTTCATTCCTAAGTATGATGTTTTCGGGGATCTGGAAGCCGTATTCTGGAAATTTCATATGGATGAAATTGACTACATCTGGATTTTCACCAATGCAGAAATTCATTATTACGAGGGGAAAGATGGAGACATGAAATATCAAGGAAAAGACAATCACGGTTTTGGTGTTATTCCAATTGTTTTCATGGATCAAAAGAAACCAGAATGGTGGGAGGTTAAAGAACTCATCGACCGTATTGAAATGCTGGTATCCAAACTTTCAGGATCTAATAATTACTTTGCTTTTCCAATACTAGGCTTGAAAGGTGGCTCCTTTAAAAATAAAGAAGGAAAAGAAGAAACGTTGATCGATATAAGTGAAGACGGAAAATCTTTAATGCTCGGTTTTGCAGAAAAAAACGGTCATGTTTTAGAAGCTGACGCTAAATTCATCCAAAGAGACACCGGAGTTGAATCCATAGACTTAGAGCTTAAAACTCTGAAAGAAATGATCTTCAACATTTCGCGCACTCCTGATCTTTCATTCAATAACGTTAAAGGTATTGGCGCGATATCTGGAAGAGCCTTAAAGTTGATGCTTCAAGACGCCATCAACAAAGCCAAGGCAAAACAGAATCAATACCAAATAGTTATTGAACGAATATTGAATGTGATTTCTGCAGGCCAGGGAAACAAAGAAAAGTTTGATTTTAATATCAATTTCAATCTTTCCCTTCCGGACGATCTTAAAGAGCAAATCGAAACGCTTATCGATGCTACCGGTGGTAATGCTATCCTTAGCCAAGAATCTGGAATTAAACTAAGTCCATTTACTCAAGATGCTGACAATGAATTTATCAAAATTCAAAATGAAGAAAAAAAGCGAAGCGGTGGATTTTTAAATAGCGGTGAAGATGAGTGATTCAATAGACCCATGTGAGCGTAAGATCTTCTCATTGATTAGTGCACAGGAATGGCACATGAATCAACTATATTCCGAATACACGAATGAATTCGGGACCATCTTACGCAATTATAATGGCAGATTGAGCCAAGCCAGAAAACAAGAATTAGACAGAGCCCTCCAACGATTCCATGATGACTTGGAGGCGCTTTTTATTCAGCAAATTACAAGGGGTGTTGATCAGTCGAATGCATGTACCGATGATTTCATTAAAGATTATCTCCAAAACATGGATATGACCTCAGAGCAAGTCAATACTATGCTTATGAAAAACGAAGGGGCTACTATGGCATTTATCAACCGTAAAGTAAAAGGATTAGGATTAAGTGACCGGGTTTGGAAACTCACCAGACAGACGCAAGAAAATATCGATCTATTATTGGAAAGTGGTGTCGTTAACGGAAGAAGCGCACCAGAAATGGCAACCGATCTAAAAAAGTTCCTCAAAGAACCTAATCGAAGATTTCGAAGAATTCGAGACGAGAATGGAAAGCTGCAATTGAGTAAGCCAGCACGGCGATATCATCCGGGAAGAGGTGTATATCGATCGAGCTACAAGAATGCATTAAGAATGAGCCGCACGGAAGTTAATATGGCGTATAGAGATAACGATTTCCAACGAAGACAAAACCTACCCTTCATTGTGGGCCAAAAAATAAGTTTAAGCCCTAGCCATCCGGAGCCAGATATTTGCAATGAATTAGTAGGCCTTTATCCGAAAGAGTTTAGATTCCTTGGTTATCATCCACAATGTTTGTGCCTGTCTACTTCGGTGCGAATTCCGCGAAATGTCATGAAGAATTATTTAGCCGGTGAGCCAATACCTGCGAAGTACCAGGTTAAAGGGATGCCGAAGCGAGGACTTAATTTTCTTAATAAGAATGCGGAACAAATAAAAGGCTGGGCCAATACACCGTATTTCATACGAGATAATTTCACACCAACTAAAACCGGATTTAAATTAAATGAGACTATTCCAAGTTAAAATACACCGGTTCATCAATGGAAAAAAAATGAGTTGGTTTATACAGCGAGTTATTGAAGCCAAAAAAGAACCAAAGCTAGGACTTTATAAAACTTTAAAGACAACCCCACCCATTGAAGAGCATATAGTTGAAGTTAAGGAATTTGATTTAAAAGCTGCTTTTTTGAAGCAATCCTTAACCGACAAAACAAATGAAATCATCAAGTTTACCCGGGAGGAATTCAAACAGGAATTCGGAATTGAACTTGAAGAAGATCGAGCCAAATTTATTAAATGGTACTTCAGTACTCGAAAAGCTTCTTTTCATCTGTTATTGAATGATCTCTCTGAGTTCTATTTAAAGATAAGCGAGATTGAAGTGATACGAATTATAAAACCAGACTATGAGCCAGAATACGAAAAACCTAAGCGGAAAAAGAAAAAGGTTTAGCCAAGAATATGTAATTGATTTGAATGCCACAAAGGCAGCAATTAGGGCGGGATATTCTCCTAGAACAGCATATAGTCAAGGACAACGGCTGTTGAAGAATGTTGAAATCCAAAAATATATTTCAGAGCTTAAAAATGAAGTAGGCGAAGAGCTTAAAATCTCGCACCAAGATGTTCTAAAGAAGTTGCATAATTGGGTAGAATCGGATATTACCGAAGTTTTAGGGCTTAGCTTAGAAGAGATAAAGGCTTTGCCAATGGAAGTAAAGAATCTAATCACTGAAGTAAAGCATAACCGAAAATCTTACATGATGGGAGACGTTCCTGTGACTGAGGATAATTTTCACTTCAAATTTGTGAGTAAAGAGAGGGGGCAAGATATGATTAACAAGCATCTCGGGTTCTATGAGGTGGATAACAAACAAAAGGCCAGCAGCAATATAGTAATGGTTCAAATTCCAGACAATGGAAGAAATAACTCAAATTAAAGCCCAACCGGGTTACCAGGAAAAAGCACTTTCTTCTGGGGCTGATATCGTGATCGGTGGATCAGCTGCCGGAGTTGGTAAAACATTCTGCTTACTCATGGACCCGTTAAGGGACATCAATAGAGCCGATTTTGGTGGTGTGATCTTCAGAAGACTAACCACCCAAATAAAAGCCGAGGGCGGTTTATGGGACGAATCTAAAAAACTGTATTCTATAGTTGGCGGCACGCCAAACCAAACAGAATTGCAATGGACATTTCCGAGTGGTGCCAAGATCAAATTTTCACACCTAGAGCATGAGAAGAATGTCACAAGCTGGCAAGGTTCTCAAATTCCTTTTATTGGCTTTGATGAGCTTACCCACTTCTCCAAGGAAACCTTTTTCTATTTACTATCGCGTAACAGATCAAGTTGCGGAGTTAAACCTTACATACGGGCGACATGTAACCCTGATCCTGACAGCTGGGTGTACGAGCTTGTCAAGTGGTGGATTGGCGATGATGGTTTCCCGATAGAAGAGCGCCAAGGCGTGATCCGATATTTTATAAAGGATGGAGATACTATGATCTGGGGAAGCTCCATAGAGGAACTCATAGAGAAAGCGGCATATTTCATTGATCCGTTGGTTAAGGCTTCCGGCATAGCCCCTAAACACTTCATCAAATCAATCACTTTCATAGGCGGCTCCATTTACGACAACAAAAAACTGTTAAGCAAAAACCCCGACTACCTGGCAAACCTTGCCGCTCAGGACGATCAAACTAAATTGCAGCTTTTAGATGGGAACTGGAAGGTTTCTCTTAATCCAAGCGATATTTATAATTACAATCAATTTAAAGATTACTTCACCAATGACTGGGTAAAGTCAGGAGAAAAATGTATTACAGTTGACGTTGCTACCTCTGGAAAGAATAAGCTGGTTATTTCTTACTTTGAAGGGGAACGTTGGGAAGATATCGAGATCATAGATAAATCCACCGGAAAAGAGGTGATCGATGCTATTTTAGAAATGGCTAGACGTCATGGTGTGCCGAATTCAAAAATCACATATGATGCAAACGGAGTAGGTTCTTTCATTGGTGGTACCGATAATGCATTTATCCCTAATTCAATTCCATTTGATAACGGTGGAAAAGCTTATGAAATGAAAGACGGCCGTAAGTTTAAAAACCTCAAGGCGCAATGTTATTATCTAGATGGTGAGGTCATGGATCAATATATTTCGCCAAAGGTAGCCGATAAGATGTACGATACTAAAATGACTGTACGTCAAAGACTACTGCATGAGCGAAAAGCCATTAAGAAAAAGAAACGTATGGATGAAGAACCGCTGGCACTTATCGCAAAACAGACCATGAAAGAAAAGTATTTGCAAGGTGATTCTCCTGATTTATTAGATTCCAAAATGATGAAAAGAATATTCGGATTAAAGAATGATGATTTCGAAGTCGTAAAACCAAAACCAGTAAAAGGCTTAAGTTGGTGAGGCTAATTTATATTTCGGATAAAATACGGAGAAGATTATCAACTGAATTTTATACAGTCCCTGCAATTGCTAGGGATTTCATTTTTGTATCAACTCTTAATTGGACTTTGCGTCATTTTCGACGAAAAGTTAACGGGCTAAAGTTTAAGCTCAGTTGAGATAAAGGAAAAAATTCCCTCATCAATTCAACCAAGGAAAAATTTCCCCCGTTAACTCTAACCCATGCTTCTTCCATTTCAAAAAAGAAGGATAGGGAAATTTTTCCCAGTCCTATCCCTAATCACTGACGCAAAGTTAACGGGAGCAAATTTGCGCTGGTTAACGAAATAGCATCTACGCATCTAACTTATTAAATCGGGGTTAACTATATACACCCGTCTATATCTTCGCATTAGAAACAGTAAGCCTTTTTAAAATGAGTAAGAAAAAAGACAAAAACCATGAATTGCTGATTATCAACCTGCATTCTAGCTTGAAAAAGAAACTAAGAATTAAAGCAGCGAAGAACGATCAAACAATGACCGGCTTTGTCACCTCATTAATCGAAAAGGAAGTAAGAACTAATTAATACAATACATTATGACAGCAGAAGAAATTGAATTTTTGGACAAAGCAGCAATTGGTTATTTATCAGGTAGCGCACCAAGTTTAGGTTTTAGCAATGATCCCGAAAAAGTAGCACAGGACGCATTTAAGTATGCAAAAAGCCTATTGAAAGAACGTGCTAACCATATTTCATAAACCTCTAAATAAATTACGATGACAGAGAACGAAAAAGAAATTGCAGCTACTAAAGCTGCAATTAGTAAACTACAAGAAAAGCTCTCAACACTGGAATCTCAAAAGGACAATGAAAAACCAAAACCGTCCGAAGAAGAGATCAAAGATTTTGCACGTAGAGTTGTAAGTTAATTATATCATTATGAAAACAGGATATAATTTTGCCGGCGTTCGTGTTAATAACATTGTTCATGCCGCTGCTCTAATCAGCCTACTAATTAAAGGTAGGCCGAATCTATCCAAAGCAGAACAGGTTAAAGATGCCAAGTATAGGGAAATGATCAGCGCGGATATCAACCGAAAAATAAATAAATATTCGACAGATCCGTTTGAGGCTGGTTTGCTATTCGCTGCAAATTTCAGAGAATACAGCCTAGAAGATCAATTAAGACTTACAGATATCATATTTGCGGATATGCAGGCATGGATTGACGAACGCAGGCCCAGTAAAAAATGAAACCAAAATTTAAAATAGCAGCAATTAACCAATATATTCAAAGTCAAATTAACACTTATGAAGATAGGGTTATTGAGGCTTTAAAGTATGCTGGTGAAGAATTTGTTGTTAGAGCTAGGAATAAAGCTCCTAAAAGCCTTGTAACTAAAAAACCGGAAGACGGTAGTTTTAATGATCGTACCGGAAATTTAAGAGCTTCAATTGGCTATGTAATTCTTAAAGATGGAAAAGTCATTGAATCAGATTTTCCAGGTGAGACAGCTACCGGTGTTCAAAATGCAAAGAGAGCTATAAATGAAGTCGTGAAAAACCATTCTGAAGGCCTGGCATTAATAGGAGTGGCCGGAATGAGTTACGCTGCAGCGGTAGAGAGTTTAGGTTTTGATGTGATTACCGGTTCCGCTCCAAGCTCTAAAAGCATCAAGAGTTTATTGAAATCAATTAAAATAAATCGATGAGAACGTTATTTGACCACATTTATAATAGCATCAAAGAAATTAATTTCGACGAAAACGAACTTTGCAAACAGTACTGGTTTAAGCTTGAGCGTCTTAAAGCAAACTTCACGGATCAAGCAGCGCTACAAATGCTTTTTGAAAATATTGAATGGCTGATCAATAGTGATGTTGTGGATAGCGATATTATTCTATCCCTGGGTGATGAAAAGAAAATGAATGATGCCGGGATCTTCTTTTCTGGAACCACAGTAGAGAAAGACTGTAAACTGATTTTATTTAAAGATGCCAAGACTATTGTTTCCGGTCATAGTCAAGTGCGATGTTTTGATAACTCCATTTGTGAAAGCTACGATTCTTCATTTATTACGGCTTTCCATAATAGCCAGGTGATTTCTAAAAATTCAAAAGTAGTGGTTTTTGGGGATTCCAAAGTGCAAAGTAAAGGTTTGTGTTTGATCGAAGATTATAGCGAAGGGAAAGCCGAAATTCAATCTACTAAGCGCGATCTAGTTTATTAAGCTATGAATCGTAACATCAAACTCGTTCGTGAGAAACAGAGTCTCATTGGTATTTTTATAACCCGAAAAAGAGCTAAAAGGCTATACAATAAAAAAAGCAGTGGAAGAAGCCGCTCTTGTCTTCTTAGTGGGAATAAAATCGCTTACAATGATTATTATAAGCATAGGAAGCATGATTTAATTAATCTATCACACCAAAATATTCTTTTCGACTAATAATTTTTTTTCTTTTTCAATTTTGAAAGATTTCAAAAGCTTAAGCTCTTCATCATCGTTTATATTGCCTTTTTTCTGTGGACCAACCTTAGGGTAGATTAATAGACAAGAGCAAGTTTCAGTACGATTATCTAATAATAATATTAAACGAAACCCACCTCTCTTACCTTTTTGCATTGTTTTATTTGGAAGTCTTATTTTCAATAATCTAAGATGATCACCTAATTGACGCAGAAAATAATTCATTTCCCATATTTCCCTGAAAGAATATGTTTTAAATAGATGTTCAACTTCCTCAGAAACTGAAGCATAATGCTTCTTTTTTTTTAAAAGATTTTGTAAAGCATGTTCAAATGTAGAGGAGCAATAATAGGTCAAATCTAGAAGTTTAAATTGGATATTTCTCCTAGCACATCCTCTATTTGTTTGTTTTTTGATAATTTCTTTTGAATATCCTGTATTATTTCACCCAGATCATCAGTACACTCTTGAAAATTTTCTAAAACAGATTTTAAAGCTATTTTATATTTAACTTCTGAAGAAAAACTTCTAATAATTTTCTTAGACATTTCATATAGTGGAGATATATTTTCTCTAATTAATATTAGCTCTTTTGGCTTTTGGGTCTTTGCTAGTTCTTCAGAAAGAGCATTCAAAGCTTCATCATAATCTGAGATAATTTCAGATAATTGCTCTCTCATTTCGTTAACCAAATCAAGAAAACTGTTTACATTATCCTCGTATGATTTTGCTTCTTTTTCAGCAAAAACATCGGATGAATGATAATACACTCCATCAATTTTCTCTTTATAGACTAGTTGTGTCATAACTTTTTAAAACGGAATCAAAAAAATATATAATGAATAGATTTTGTACTAACCATAGCGTTAATCAATATATTTAAAAAATCTTTTTATTAAAGACAAGCTGAAAAACAATACTAATTAGTACATGGAACTAGTTCGAAAAATAACTTTAGCTACCTCCTATTACGTCTTTTAAACCCTCAAATTTAAATCTCATTCAATGAATATTTATTACTTCAATAATAAATAAAATTGTTTATAAAAACTAACTTATTAACAATTTATAGTGCAAAACTATGCATTATGTCGCAATTTTTAGCAGCAACTTACATTTTAAACACGATTAATATCCAATTAAGATATTTGATCTACATAAATCTGAAGCTTTTGTAACCTTCTGTCAAGTCCTTCTATTTGTCCATACGCCCAATTTAGCCTATTTTCTAAATCTCTGATCTTTTGCTCTAGCTCTTCTAGTTTATTATCATCCATAATATCCTTTTTAAACTTTAAAAATAATTAATTCAATTAATTTAAACCATTTTTAGATGAAATTCTACACTCCCTTTCAAAACTAATAGCACCTACGCATAACCACCCATAAATAAAGGCTTTACGCCTGTTTCCTACTCTACATTGCATTGTTTAAATGCGATAATTATGGCGGTACGCGGCGACAATTCTTTGTTCTTTGAATCAGGTATAGATTTAGATGGGTTAAAATCCGGGGCAGCAAATGCCACTGGAATAGTTAGGAACCTTGCAGCTACAATTGGAAAATTAAGCCCATTTAGTATACTAGCTACAGGGGCAGCAACAGCATTCGCTAAAATAGGTCAAGAAGCCTACAATATGATGCGAGAATTCGAGCAAGCAATGAAAGAGGTACAAACGATCTCTCAAGCTGCTCAAAAGGATTTTGAAGGAATATCTAGTGCAGTATTTGCACTTTCCAAAATAAGCCCAGATCCACCCGCCAAACTCGCAAAAGCTTATTATCAAATAGTATCATCCGGTTATGATGGAGCCGAAGGTCTTAAACTTCTTGAAGCTTCAACAAAAGCCGCAACCGCAGGTGTGACGAGCACCGAAGCTGCAGCCGATGGATTAACCACTGTATTAAATGCCTTTAAGTTAGAAGCCGAAGATGCCGAGAAAGTATCCGATATCTTGTTTACAACTGTTCGCCTAGGAAAAACAACGATTGATGAATTATCGCATTCTTTGTCTGAGGTTGCTCCTCTCGCAGCATCTTCTGGCTATAACTTTGAGGAAGTGGCAGCCGCTATTGCAACGCTCACGAAACAGGGTGTTCCCACTAGCCAAGCAATGACCCAAATAAGAGCGGCCATAGAAGCTACTAATGAAGTTTTAGGAGACGGGGCCGCACAATCTATGACGCTTCAAAATGCTTTCCAGGCGATTTATAAAGAAGCTGGCGGCTCTCAAAACAAGCTTAAAGAACTTACTGGGCGTGTTGAAGCGATGAGTGCAATTTTAGCTGTATCAGGTCAGAATGCAAGAGGCGCGCAAAAAGACTTAGCGGAATACGCTAGAGCTGCAGGAGCTACAACTATAGCAAACCAACGAATGCTAAGCTCGAATGAAAATCAATGGAATATTTTAAATAACCGTATTAAAGCAACAACTGAGGAAGTTGGCAATGCAATTGTTGAAATCTCAAGCAATTTTGCAGGATTTGTAAATAAAGCGCTTGAAAGCAATGATAGGGTTATTTCTTCCTATGAGCAGCAACGTATTGAACTTTATAAATTAAGAGGAGCGTTAGAAGAGACTAACGAAGAAAGCGAAGATTTTAAAACTATTCGGGACCAAATTTTAAGTAGCTATCCTGAATTTATCGGAAACATTACTAAAGAAACTGCCACTACCGATCAATTACTAAAGGTTTTAAACCAAGTAAATGAAGCTTATATTCTCCGCTATAAATTCGCTACAAGACAGAAAGAACTTGAAGAAGCCCTGGCAAAACAAGGCGATACCGAAATTAAGATAGAAAATCAGCAAGCAAAGTTTGATGAAGCTTTAGCGGCACTTCGAGTTCGCGCAGAAGATGAAGGCATTACTTTAAATATCAATCCGAATCTTTCTAATCAGGATCTTATAAAATCTATTCGAGATCAATTTAGAGAAGCTAAAAAAGGGTTAACAGATCCATCTGGTTTTGGTAATGTAAGTCCGGATGAAGGTTTCGCAGAGAGCTATTTACGCCAAATGGGAAAAGCCACAGGGCAACAATCTGAGCTTAATAAGCAGCTTACCGAATACATTAGCAAAGTTGAAGAAATCACTCAGCGAAACCGAAAGCTTTCTAAAGAGGAGCTGAATACAGCAAAAGGAAGAGAGGAAGCTATTAAAAGAATCAATGAAGCTACCAAAGAAAGCGAACTTACTGATTACTATAATTCTGGTGTCACAGAGATTCAAAAAAGCTCTTCAGGAACGTCAAAAGGTTATTGCTCAATTCCGTCAAATCGACGAAATAGAAAATGTAAAATCCTTAAAACCTTTTCTTGATTCTAACCTTGATGAGATTAAAGAATATGCTGAAAAGCGTAAAAGGTATATTAATACCGACTTTACCAAAGATGATCCAGATGGAACAGACCCTCTTAAAAAAGTTCAAAAGGAACTTAAGGAAACTGAATTAAAATATCAAAACTACTTTAATCTGGTTCGCCGAGGTTATGATGATCTGGCAAATAGCTTATATGGTAATTTGCTAAAACAAGGTGATTCTTTCGAGCAATACCTAGATCGTAGGATTGCAGCCGCTCAAAATGCTGCTGAAAAAGAGGCGTTGATTTTAGCTAAGAATAATAAAGAAAGTACTCTTTTAACCTCTCAAAGTCTAGGGTATTCTGATTATCAAACCAATCAATCGAATAATGCTAAGGTCAAAATTGACACTAAAGACTTAGAGAAAATACTTAAGCAAGCTGGACTTAGTGGAAGTAAGGGATTGCTTTCCGAAAAGGATTCTAAAATAATCACTGAACCTAGCCGAAAAGAAGATCAAGTCAATAAAAAATTAATTGATGCCCTTTATTCTGTCACAGACGGTCTTTATGGTGTTGCAGATTTATATTATAATGTTTCTGGCGATGAAGAAGGTGCAAATAGATTAGCACAGTTTGCAGGAGTCGCGGAAGGAGCCGGAATGATCGCCAGCGGGAATATCATTGGCGGTGCAATGAAAGTGCTTACATCTGCTATATCTACTGAAGTCGAAAGTAATACGGCCGTGTATGAAGAAGCGATTGCTAAACTTGAAAAAACGATCGAAAAACTGGACTACACCATTTCCCAAAGTGTTGGAGAGGATCGTGTAGGCAACAGACAACAGGCTATTCTTGAATTAGAGGATTTAGAAGAACAAGCTAAGAAGGCCCAGGAAGCCGAGAAAGAAGCCGAAAAACAAGTAAAAGTCTTAGGTCTTACCATTGCTAAAAAAGGGAAAGGAAGCGGAACCGATCAGGCAAAACTAGAAGAACTGGAACAAAAAGCCGAGGATGCTAGACGCGAAGTTGTGGAACTACAAAAGGAACTTAACGAGCTTTTCACCGGTACTACTGCAGATTCAATCACCGATAGTATTATTCAAGGGTTTAGAGAAGGGAAAAGAAGTATCGAAGATTTCGCAGAGACATTTGAGGATGTGATGAAAACCGCTATGCTTAACGCCTTCCAAATGAAATATATTGAAGACGAAGTAGCCAAATTCTACGAACAGTTTGCTGATTATGGAGAAGATGGAAGCTTTTCAGCCAGAGAAATAGAATCACTGAGAGAATTATATGCTTCTATGATTAATGGAGCGAGAGACGATCTAAACGCAATTGATGATATTCTTTCATCCACCGGTTTGGGATCTTTGTATCAACCGGAGAACAGATCAGGAATGAGAGGAGCTATTAAAAGCATTACTGAAGATACTGCCAATGTAATGAATGGCTATCTAAATGCCATGCGAATTGATACTCGAGAGCTTTTAAACAACGCCCGTGCAGAATTAGAAATCAGTCGACAATCCAGTATACATTTATCGGAAATAGCATCTAACACCCGGTACAATCGGTATTTAGAGAGTATTGATAACAGAATATCTACTATAGAAAATGGAATATTGGATTTTCAATCTAGAAGCTAGCAATAGAAAAGGGCAAACTATAAAGCTTGCCCCTTTTACTGGTTGGTTAGGTTAGAGCTGTCCAATTATCGGATAGCTTGTATAAATGTAAAATTTTCTTTTTCAGGAGCAAAAGCAGCTGTATTTCGCACTAACGTATTCCCATCAATAATAATTTCATTATCCTCACCTACATTGATATAGGTAAACGAAGCGGTATAAACACGATCTAAATCCAGAATATCATAATAAGGGGAACTCTCAGGCAGCCATTTAAAAGAAACTTTGATTTTTTCTACATCTTCACTTATTTCAATTTTATTGGACTTTCCTCCACCGGCAGAAATAGGATTAAGATCATCCTGTCCAGCCAAATCATCATCAATATATTTCAAAACGGTGACTTCATATAAGGTCCCGTCTAATTCAGATATGTTTTCATTAGGTTGACTTTCGGCATTATTGACAATTTGATAAGTGGTAATCTGGGGTTCAGGTTCGTTATCATCAGAACTACAGGAGAATAAAAGAACACTTAAAAAAGAAAGTAATAAAATTTTAGTTTTCATTTGATTGATTTAATTATTAGCCAACGAAGCTAACCGAAGATTCATTAAAAACCTTACGGTTTTACGTAAATACGGCTTTAAAGACTGGGGGCATACACAAACGCTTTTAGCTTTTATATTATTTTTGATTTTTATAAAATTCAGCTATTGCTTGTGCGTAATCCATAGAGGATTTACCTATATAATTCAGTAGCATTTTCTCGGTACTGTGAGCTGTTATTTGCATTATTAAAGGAGTTGGCAATATTCCATATTGATTAGATGCAAAAGATCTTCTACAAGTATGGGAGCTGATTAATTGCCATTTTGGGTAATAACCTTGTAATGTTCTCTTTTCTCCCTTTCCGAGGTAATTCCCATCCTCATCTTTAGGTAATTCATTCCCATTTTCATCAACTAAAACTATTTTACGACCTGGAATAATTTCTGCAATACCAGCTTCTCTACAAAGAATTTTCAAATAGTTATTAAATTTCTGAAGTGAAATAGGATAAGGTAACCCCTCCTGTAATATCTCTTTAGTGGTTTCCAGAACCGGAATAGTCACATTTTTTCCTGTTTTTTGCTGAGTTAACTCAATTAAATCTAGCCCCTGTCTAGTTACAAAATTCGATTCTCTAAGCCCTAAAAGATCTGAACCTCTTTGACCAATATTGCAGCCTAATAATAGCCATTTTTTGGCATTGTTCAGCTTACGATTATTCATATCGGTATTTTTAATCGTTTTCAATTCTTCAGGATTTAGATATATAATATAATCAGTTTTCGGTTTACCACCTTTTACCTTTTTAAGCTGTAAATGAGTAGGGATGCCATCCATTTCAGCCTCCACACAAACCGTTTTAAGATCTGCTATAATTTTTCGGGAATAACTTTCAGAGTAATTTCTTTCACCTATCATCCAGTTAAGAAAGTCTTTCGCAAATTTTATATTTACATCTGAAACTTTAAACTTCTTTCTACCCTGATATTGTTTTAAAATATTTCGCAAGGATATATAAGAGTTGATCCTACTTTTAGAGAGTCCTAAACTGCCTTTATAATTCTCTCGGGTGTGAGCATTATCTATTAAATTGTTTACAGCATGAAGTAAACCTTCGTTCAGCTCCTCCTCAGCTTCATCATAAACACCATTGAAAATATCAATTTGCTTTTCCAACCAATCCGCGGTAATTTCTTTGGGATTGGATTTATTAAAGGCTTCAATAATATGAATGGATAACTTTTCTAAACTAATATTTAAGTTTCCAAGTTCTGGATCATTCTTAATTAGCTTTGGCGTAATTCCGTTGATCTTTTTTTTATTGTCAACCGTCCAGTTCTTAGGATCAATTACTTTTCCTGTTTTTTTCCAGATATTAAAATCATTACCGTGACGAAAGCGGACATATATAGGAGTGGGGTTCCTTACCCCTTTTAACCTAAAATTTACAGATGCCATACAGATTTGTTTTGGTCAAAAATAAAACTTTATCCGAACTTTATCCGTTTTTAATATGAAATAATGTGTTTAGATGTTAATAGATGTTACCTTAAAAACCTTGATATCACTCATACGGCAGGTTAATACAAGGAAAATACTAAAATGAAAAACATCTAAACACATATATTCAACTCCCATCCTGGGCACTTTACACTTCTATTTTCCAAAATTTCTTTAGTTAACTATTCATTTAATGGATCAATCCTAATTGTTGTGTTTAGGCCAAAATTGTGGTTAATCTGTACAGGAAGATTTCTATGCATCCGGCTAAGTATCAGAACCTGAATTTTATACACTTCTAGCGATGCCAATAAAGTAAATTCAGAACTAACATCACCGTTGCTAATTCACGAAAGCTATTATATTTGCGCTCTGAACATTTGATATGCCTAAAACCTTATTATTAATTTG